AAATCTGGATTAGGTTTTATCTTACTTGTATATCCAGTAAATGGTTGAAACGGTGATGTATATTCACCATCTCCACCATAATATGAATTAGTATTTGCAAATATTCCTAAGATAACAGGAAGTTGTGCATCATCACCATCAAGAAAAAATCCCATAACAACATCACCTGGTGAAATACGAAGTGATCTTGCACGATTTGCTTTTCCTGAACCTCCTTGAGTTGATAATAATACTTGTGCCCAAGGTAAATCATCATTTGCTAATTCAGTTTCATCTGGAGGATGATAACCATAGATACGAACTTTTAATCTTACACCCCAAGCACTTCCTATCTGATTGAGTTGATCACCTTGTGCCTCTTCAGGTGCAATTTGACCAATCCACCATCGAAATCCATCTTTACCTAAGAAATTAGTTTTGAGTAAATTATTTTCTATCATTTTCTCCCCGATGAATCTCTAACTATTTTTAATTTTGTATAAGAACCTTTTCCATCAAAATAATGAGCTAATTCTCTAATCATATATAGACCACTGGATTGAGCGTCAGCACTTTTTTTCTTTTCTCGATCAACACTAGGAAATATACAACGTATAACTCCACCAGCATTTAAGTTAGTGTTTAGGGGAATCGTAATTTCAACAATTTGTGACATTAATTGATTATATCTCATCATTGACTGTGCTTGTGTTTTTGCAGGATCAGCATTTCTATCAATAGGATCATTCCATCCTTTATCAGTTGCAGTCTTTTCTATTGTACCAACATCTAACATTCCAACAAATATTCGAGTTGGTAAATCACCTAATGATTCACCATCTTCTGTGGAAGGTAAAGATATTTTTTCATCTCCTAAATTATTAACTTTCCCTCTATAATCACTTGATTTAAAATGCCTTATATCTGGTTCAAATGATACTGGATTTATATAATATCTTTCACTACTGTAAGCACCCTTTCTTAATTTATCTAATAAATCTTGATTTCGATCAATAGTATATTTTGCAATTTTAAAATCTTTGTAAGGATCATTAGATTTAACTACACCTGGACTATATGTAAAATCTTGCTCATATGGATCTTGATTTATTAAATTATCAACTGATCTAAAATTAAATCCTTCTTTTGTTTCAAAAAATAAAAATCCTGCTGAACTATCTTTTCCAGGACCTTGATATCCTACTGATTTAGAAGCTAACCAAGTAATAATTGAAAATGGTTTTTTTAAATTACCTATAAATCCATATTTATTTTGCGTTTCATCAATTGTTCCAATCTTATCTGATTTTAAATATTCTTTAATAATGTCTGTTACAGATTTTGAAATAGTTTGTGACGTTGGAAATTTTCTTCCTACTTTTGATGTTTGATTTGTTATTGATTCTCTTGATACTAAATTTAAAGTAAATATTTCTTTCTCAGCGTCCACTGTGACATTTGATATTGAAGCGACATAAAAATATTGAGTTGAATTTTTTGAAAAATCTAATCCTTTATTAGTTTTTGAATTACCTGCAATTTTTATAATTACTCTTTCACCACCTCTTAATGGAAGTCCATTGTATATACCCTGCATCTTACCATCTTTTCCCTTTACAGTTCCACCTGTATTCACAACAACCACTGTCGCTGTTAATGATGGAGCTAATATATTTTCATAATAGACAAAACCAACCACACCTTGTGATATGTCAACAGTTCTGTCACCATCTGCTGATTCTATTATAAACTTTTCATAAAGTGATGAGTCTACTGCTGCCATTTTAAGTATCCAATATCAGAGTTTGAAGTTTTCTCAAAGCAGTATCAGGTTTTTTATTATCAAAATTAATTTTACCACTATTCACTGATGGAAGTTGAACATTAGAACCCATTGAAGCAACTTCTTTTATGATTATAGTTGGTCTATCTTTTTTATTTGTCATTTCTAAATCGTTTGTTTCTCTAGAAATTGGAACAATAGCTCCAGATCTTGACATAACACCCTGAATCATATTAAATGTTTCAAGATATCCATCATCACCAGGATTGTAAGTTTTATCTCCCACAGTTATTGGTCTACCAGTTCCACCATATTTTTTCTGTAGTATTAGTTCATTTCTACGCTTGTTGAACTCACTTATCTCAACATTTTGAGAAGTTGAACTTACAATTAAATCATCTTTCTTTGATATTTGAGCAGGATCAACTTTTTTATACCCTATTATTCTACCACGTTTATTTTTTATAGGTACACCCTTCTCACCGTCAATTTCATCTTCCTGAACTTCTACTTCTTTCTTATCATTTAATTGTACATTTTTATCATTTATATCACTTTTAACACTAGTAATTCCCTGAGTTCCACCACTCTGAGATCCAGCATCGGACGCTTCACCACCACCAACACCAGCAGTTGATTCTTGAATCTTAGATGCTAATAGCTTAGTTTCTTCATCTTCACCTGTATTTTTTAATCTTTTTCCACTTGCCTCTAATTTATCAATTGATTCTGATATTTTATCATTAGTTTCATCATCACCTAATTTTATTTCTTCTTCTCCTACTGCGGTCATTGTTCCTTCAACATTTGATGATTCACCAGGATTAAAACCAAATGATGCTGATGACGCTATCATTGTTCCATCAGTTTCTTCTGCACCCTCAGTTTCCTTATTAGGTGTCTGTGTTCCACCTCTTAATTGTTTTTCCTGATCCTCATCGTATATGAGTTCACCAGTATTTGGATCAATATCTGGATTATCTGCTTTTACAAGTTCAAAACTATCATTTGCTTCTCTTCCAGCAAAGAAAAGATCCTGTTCTAACTTTTTTGCTGTTTGTTCAGTCTCTTTAAGAGTCTTATCACTTTGAAATTTAAATGTTTCAAAATCAAATTTAGGTAATGCATCCATCGCTGCACGTATTCCATCTCCAATTCCTGTTACAAAATCCCTTATACCATCAATAAAACCAGTTAAAAATCCTACTGCTTTTTTAATCACGTTTATTACATTACCTATCGCCTTTATAATTCCTGGTAGTTTAGTTACAAACCATCCAATCAAAATAATTCCAAAGAAATCTAATATTCTACCTAAAAATCCTTTGGTGCTTTTTGCAGTTACAGTCCCTTCTCTTTTTGTTACACCAGTTATACTTGATGCTTCCAATTCATCCTCTCTTTGCTTTCTTCTTATATTTTCTCTTCTTTTTCTAAAATATTCATTATCTTTTGCTGTTGAATTCCTTTCAAAAAGATTTCTATCTTTTGTTGTTTTTATAATATCTTTAGCGATAATGTTTGATCTTTCTAAACTTTTAGTAAATTGCGAAGCAGTGCGTCGAATAGAATTAATACTAATCGAAGATCTAAGGAGTGAATTTTTTCTTTGTTGTTCTGACATTATGTAATATTAAAAGTTGCTGCTGCGACAATTGTACTATCATCATTTGGATTTGATGATTCTATATTAGGAGTATCATCAATACCTCCACTATTAGAAGTACCTGCAAAAGTTGCTTTTTGTGTATTTTTACCGCTAACTGTAGCATCAATAATATTTGCCATATCTGATGACATTGCTAAATTATCTCCATTTTTAGCTGTTTTAAATGGAACTACTTCACCACCACCAACACTTACGCTTGATGCTCCAACGATTGTACTAGGGTCAGCAGATAAACTCTCATCTTTTGGTGCATCCTTGTAACCAATTACTCTTCCTCTCTTATTTGTTATCGCTACTTTTCCTGGTGGTACTCCTCTCCTACTTGTGCCAGCACCAGCAATTACATTTTCAGACCCTTGTTGTAAATCACCTCTTATTTTGTTAACATCAATTAAACCACCAGTTATTGCCTTAAGAGCGTCAGGGAAGAAATATCCAAGTGTACCAACAACAAAACCAAGACCAGCACCTGCTTTTGCACCTAAAATACCAAGAGCAGCAGATGCTATAGGATTAAGCATTAAAGCTCCTGCAGCTACTCCTATTCCACCACCTATTTTAGCAAATAACATTGAAACTCCTTTTGTGAGTGCAACATAAGATCCAATATCAATAGCAAATTTTCCAAGTGCTATTGCTATTGATTTAAAATTTGAGAGACCTTTATCTCTCATCTCATTATACTTAGCAAATGCTGCAAATCCGTCTTCAAGAACAATAAGTGCGGTAAAAAATTTATTTAACCAAGCAAATTTTCCTACTTTAGTTGTTGTCTTTGGATCAAATGGTTTTCGACCACTTTTAAATAATTCACCTATAATTGGAATTTGTCTTAATGATTTAAGAATTCTATTTTGTAAAGCAACAAATAATCCTGCACCAGGTATTGATAATGCTCCTAAACCTACACCTCTCAATCCTATTCTTCCTAATCCACTTCTTATAAATCTCAAAAATTTGGATACATTATTTCTTATTAAAACGCCTAAAAAATCAAATCCTCTTTGTAAAACTCCACCAAATGTGAATTGTAATAGTCTTGCACTTAATCTTCCTATTATTGCTAATACTTTACCAAAACCGACGGTCAAACCTAAAACAAGACCACCCATTAATAATAAATCTTTTAAAAATCGATCTTTAAGTTTTTTCAGAGCAGCAATATTACCCTCTGATGTAAATTGTAAAAATCTAAGTGCTTGAACTGTCAACCAACCACCAGCAAGAAATAATAATGAATCTGTTAATCTACCTAATACATTTCTTGCGACTTGAGCTACTCTTCTTACTGGAGAAAGCAATGCAAATTGTATTTTCTTTTCCAACTCACTTTCTTTTCCTTCTCTTAAACCCTCTTCAGCTAATTGTGCTTCTCTCTTTCTCTTTTGTAATTCTTTATTTTTTTCTATATCGTCACTTATTGATAAGTTTTCTCTAATCGCACTTAAAGATGTATTCAAGTTTCCAACTGATTCATTTATACCACTAAGTTGTGTAGATATAGATGTTAAAGTAAGTGAATTAGAATTTAGTAAACTTGTGGTTTGTGGATCTGAAACAGGTGGTGGAACAGCACGACCAGAAAAGACACTAGAAGATACACTCCTTCTAATACCTCTAAGTCCTCCTGCTATTGGCGATGATAACCCTTGTTCCTCATCCATTATTTTGTTGTTGTGCTTTTAGGTTTTCTTCCTCAACATATTGTTGTAAGAGTGAAACATAAATTTCTCTCTCCCACGGAATCATATTCTCAAGTTCAGTTAAACTATATTTATGGTGCTGCATCATGGCAAAATTTAATTTATAGTATGACACTAAATCTTCGTGTGCCATACTTATCCGAAAAAACTCTGCAGCCCCTCTATTCTAATTTCACTTTCTACATTTGTATTTGGATTTGTCACTTTAACTGTATGAGCCAATTTAGGCATTGTCTCAAAAAACTTCTCAACTTTTTTAAATTGATTTGAATTTAAAGACTCGACAAATGTTGTCAATTCTTTCTTTGTACACTCTTCTGATGCCCACGATTCTTCCTCAGAATAAACCTGATCAATACAAGATGCAATTAAATCAAAGGTATCATCAACACTCATTTCATTAAGAGATCCAAAATTATTCTTAATAAATTCAGTTAGAGATGGATACTTCATTCTTAATGTATAAACATCATCTAACACAATGTCAGGTGAGTGTTCTTTATCTTTCTGAACCTTTATACTATCAACGTTAATTGATGTTGGTACTTGTGTCTTGCCATCATCAGGACACGTTACCATGACTTCAATTTGCTCACCGACAGATTTTCCACGAATATTTAAAAACAAATATTCAATGTCAAAAGTTGAAAGTTTATCAACTTTAATTCCTTTTGATAATATACATTTAGAAATGACATCTTTAACAGCTCTTGCAATCTGTTTCGTGTCTTCAGATTCCATTGCGATAATAAGAATCTTTTCTTCCTTAACTAGAAAAGGTCTGTATTTTATTTTTCTATTTGATGATGGAAGAGTCAACTCATATGTTGGAGTTGAAATGGTTGGTAAAGGCATAATAATTACTACACTTCAGTTAAAATTATTTATAGGGGTTTTCAAAAGGTATTATTGTATCTCATATATTTCACGATCTAATACCCCACCCTTACGAAGTGTTGAGTCTGAACCAACAATTGTTCTATTAGATCCAGAGGAATATCCAAATCGAGTTCCTTGATTTAATAAAGGTAATCCAGTTTTTAGAATATCATTTAATTGAGTTGAATTATTAAAATCAATTTCATTACCTGCTCTTCCACGAGCATTATTCAAATTTAATCCTAATGCTCTTGCAAGTGAGTTTGATTCACCGCAAATGTATCTATCATATGAAAAAGTAGCAGTTGCTTTTAATACTTGAGAATTTTGATATGATACCCTTGTAGAATTAAGTGATAGAGGAAATAAACCAATAAAACGATATTCTAAAAACTGAAAATGATTCTTTTCAAACTTAACCACTCTCGTGTCATTTGATTTATATTCATTTGGATATGCCATTCTAAAATGATAAGCATCATTTGATGGGTCTCCAGTTGATTGTCCTGAAATATACTCCATCCAATGCTCTAAAAATTTTAATGATTTATATTGATTATCTACGTAAAAATCAAAATTTACCTGAGTAAAGTTACGAGTATGTGCAAACCTTTCAATCAAACCTTGATAATCACCAGCAGTATTTAATGCTGCCATCGCACTACCAGGTAAAACTGCATCACTACAAAGTAAACCAACATCGTCTGCAATGAAACGATCATTAATTCCTTTCCTCCTCATATGACTTCTTAAAGTTCTACGATTATTATTATCACCTCTAGGTAAAACAAATTTGACAAGGAATTGTGATGTCTGAGCTACATTCTGTAACTTAGGCATTATATCTGATATTCCTCTTGGTCTTGGTGCTGGCACTCTAAATACTTCTATAGTATAGTTATTTAGATGGCTTATAGAGGAAAATACTATCCATCCTTTCCTAGAAAGTATAAAGGTGATCCAACTAACATCATTTATAGATCACTCTGGGAAAGAAAGTTCATGGTGTATTGTGATAAAAACTCAAAAATTTTAGAATGGGGAAGTGAAGAGATAGCATTACCTTACATATCACCTCACGATAGTCGAGTACATAGATACTTTCCTGATTTTTATATCAAAGTTCAAGAGAGCACGGGTAAGATAAAAAGATACCTGATTGAAGTCAAACCACTTAAACAAACAACAAAACCAACGAAACCAAAAAGACAAACTAAAGGTTACATCCGTGAAGCATTTGAATATGCAAGAAATCAAGCAAAATGGAAAGCAGCAAGAGAATATTGTGCTGATCGAATGTGGGAATTTAAAGTAATCACAGAAAAAGAGTTAGAAATATGAGTCGTATAGATCCTATAATGAAAAATCTTATCGGTAATGAAAGTGCTGATGATTTAGCAACAGAAGTATTAGGTGTGCTAACTGAAGGAAGTAATGTTCCTCAAGCAGGTAATTATTATGTATTTGTATATCGTGCTAAAACACCAGGTATCGCATATGATTCACATCCACTTGTCGCTGTAACTGATGTTTTCCAATGGGGATTCAAAGGTTTGAACTATCATTGGGGTGAAATGAGACAATATACCTTTCCAGAAGTAGTTGGTGGACTATACCAAGTAGATGAAATGGAGTTAAGAGATTTAAGAACTTTACCTTTTGTCAAAATCATACTAAATAGTTAAAAAATATATAAATGCAATTACCGTCAGATTATAAACAAACAGAAGCAAGAGAGTTTAACACTGAAACTAATTCAGGTGTTAAAATAGTTGGTGGAAAAACGAAAAAAAAAGCAACTCCAAAAAATTATAGGAATAGTGCAGGTAAACAGGCTTACATGTCATATCCTATTGCACGGACAATGAGAGAAAATACAGGTGATACTTTAAGAATTAAATGTGTGGAATATATTGCAATGGATGAAGGAACTACTGGTGATGGTTTTACGGGAGTAAGATTAAACAATGCTGTAATAAAGCTTACTAATAAGGATGGAACTACCACCGAGGTTGCTAATACAACAAAAAATCAAGAAAAATACCAAAAATTCTCCAAAGAAAAATTTCAAAAACCAGAATTTGAAGGAAGTTTTACTGATGCAAATACTAGAGTTAAAAATAATATGAAGACAAAATATAACATTGAGCTTCCAATTCCCCAAGAGGTAAATGATTCAAATCAAGTTACTTGGGGTGACGATAGAGTGAATGCTATTCAACTCGCTGGATTAGCTATTGCAAAAGATATTATAGAGGAAGGTCCAGTTAACGCTATTCAAAAATCTCAACAGGCAATAAGAGCTATGTTGTCTGGTGTAACACTACCTGACATAGGTTCAGAAACCACAAATGCTGTTCGTGCAGCAATATCTGGAGCAGCGGTAGGTGCATTGGGTGGAAATATAACAGCAGATAGTGTTATTGCAAGGTCAACTGGTCAAATATTAAACAGTAATTTAGAATTATTATTTCAAGGTGTTAACTTAAGAACATTTCCATATAGTATCACATTTTCTCCAAGATCACCAGATGAAGCTTTAGTTGTAAAAGCAATCATACGTTCATTAAAACAATCAATGTCTCCAAAAGCAGGTAATTATAATGGAAGTGCTCAAGGTATTTTTCTTCAATCTCCTGATTTATTTCAGTTGGAATATCTAAAAGATGGAGCACCTCATCCATTTTTGAATAAGTTTAAATTAGCTGCATTAACTGGTATGTCAGTTAATTATACAAATTCAGGAACATATTCATCATATGATGATGGAACCCCTGTAAATTTAAGAATGGATTTAACATTCAAAGAAATTAATCCAATTTATCATGAAGATTACTTATCTTTCGATGGTGCTGGTGAAGGAGTCGGATATTAATGGCATATTTTAACGAACTACCAGATATATTATATCAATCACCTCTCTCACATAAGAACTCATCATCTGATTATATTGTAATTAAAAATATTTTTCGTAGAGTAAAAATGGCAGAATATATAAAAAGTGCTGCCGCTGTTTTTGACAAGTTTGTAATCGGAGAAGGTGATCGTCCTGATACTGTTGCAGAGGCATTATATGGAGATTCAAGATTAGACTATGTTGTTATATTAGTCGCTGGTATTACAAATATAAATCATGAATGGCCATTACAAGATTATCAAGTATATGATTATGCTTTAAGTAAATATGGTGATGAAACAACAATGAATCAGATTCATCATTACGAAACCTTTGAGATTAGAGATGAGCAGGATCATCAAATTTTACCACCCAATTTAATTGTTGATGCTAATTTTAAAATTGATGGAACTATACATAAGTTTCCAAACACAACAAAATATACTTTAAGGTCACAAGCAGGATATACTCAACTTGATGATAAAGATGAATTTACTGTTGCTACAGATAATATTGCTCGTGCTGTTACAAACTTAGAATTTGAATATACTGAGAATGAAAAGAAAAGAGAAATAGATGTATTAAAAAATGGTTACTTAAATGTCTTTCTTAATGATTTAAGGAGTATTGTTAGGTATGATAAAAGTTCAAGTTATATAAACTCAGATTTAGCTGTCACAGAAAATACAGAAGCTATAAACCCATAAAAAAAGGAGGTCGTTTGACCTCCAATAAAATTACTATTGTAATTATTCTTCTGCGAGTTTTGCAAAGTATGATAATGCATCATCCTCTTCTTCTGCTACTGCAGGAGTTGGTTTTGAAACAGCAGCAGTTACTAACTCTTCTGCTTCTCCACGATCATTATCTTCCTCTTCAAACTGTGGTGCAGC